GATTTGGCAAGCTATCCTTTGTTTGGGGAATAACAATGCGAACACAATTACTCTGCACATTCACCGATACAACGCATTTAGAAGACACTGTTGACACTGTAGTAAAAGCATACGATATAATATATAGCAAGATCTTTATCCTTTTCGATACAAATGACGAAAACGAATTAATGTGTACATACAACATAGATCCGGGCAATTCGTATGCTGAAATCAAAGCTACAATATCTCTACATAGAAAGAAACAAACAAATACGTTATACACAATCAACGCATTAAACTCTGCGATAATGGCTAACAACGATGGCAAATTAGATAAGAACTACATGCTAGATTGGACAGCGTACAGAAATTGTATATTGCTTACAAACGATAAAGGTTTAAGAAAAATAGAAACCAAAATTAAAAAAATAATAAACACCAAATAATTTCCTAGTGTCAATAGTTTTTCGTATATTTATATATAAATAAAAAATAACTTAAACTGACAATTGACAAATGAATAACTTAACACTAGCTGTTTTGCTCTTTCTTATAGGGCAAATACTAATTTGGTTTCAAACCAATGGACAATTCAAATGGGAATGGTTCTCCAATAACATACTATTACTTTCTGTATTAGGTGGCACAATAATTTCATATACATTTATACTCGGTACAAAATACGCAGTAGAACACTTCGACGGTCTTTTATGGCCAGGAAGATTTTTAGGTTTTGCGTTAGGTATATCGTCGTTTGCAATACTAAGTTACATTTTTTTAGGCGAAGGTATTACTTGGAAAACCGCTACGTCATTAACACTATCTGCATGTATAATTAGCATACAAATATTTTGGAAATAATGTTAATAACTTTATAAAAATAACTGATAAAACAGTTTCATATATCAATTAAATTTAGTATATTTAACTATAAATAAACAATAAAATTATGGCAAAACAATTAGGCTACGCTTGCATTAACAATGATTTACGTCAGCAAGGAATATATACAGGTCGCACAATGATTAGGCGTACATTTGATGCAAAAGGTTTACCTTACGTATCTGAACTATGTATTGCAAATGCAAAAGATCTTGTTAAGATTATACAATGGAATGAAGATAACGATATAAAAGTATACAGAATGTCTAGCAGTATATTCCCTTGGATGTCTGAATATGAATTTACTGATTTACCTGGCTACGAAGAATTTTGTGTAGTACTTAAGCAAGCAGGTGATCTAGCTCAAAGCTATGGTCAAAGATTATCGTTTCACCCAGGTCAATTTTGCGTACTAGCTTCTCCTCATCAAAAAGTTATTGATTCAGCTATAAACGAATTAGATAAGTCTGCTCAAATTATGGATCTTATGGGTTTGCCGCGTAATCGTATGGCTAAAATCAATATACATATCGGTGGTGCTTACGGCAACAAGGAAGCAGCAATTGCTAGATTTTGTAAAAATTATCTAAAAACATCTGAAGGTGTTCAAGCAAGGCTTACTGTTGAAAATGACGATAAAGCATCTATGTATTCTGTAGTAGATTTATACGATGGCGTGTATCAACGCGTAGGTATTCCTATTGTGTTTGATTATCACCATCACCAATTTTGTACCGGCGGTTTAACAGAAGAAGAAGGCTTAAAATTAGCAGCATCTACTTGGGGTAACATAAAACAATGTACACATTATTCTGAATCTCGTAGGCGTGAACAATCTCTTATTGTTGAGGAGTTCTTAAGCAAAAGTAATATAACATTAAATAATATAGGTGATTTTCCTACTATGGAAAAGCTATACAAAGAATCTTCTAAAATAAAAGTTCAAGCACATTCAGATCTAATAGTAGACGAAATACAAGATTACGGGTTAGATATAGACGTTGTTGTCGAAGCTAAAGGTAAAGAATTAGCAATCGAAGGATATAAAAATATATATGCAAAAGTTTCCTAGATTCAATAATTTTGCGTATATTAGATATAATAAAAATTAACTAGAGTATTAACCAAAAGAAAAGAGAACAATATGATTTCAACAGAAAACATGCAAACTATTCTTACTGAATTACAAACTGACATTGATAAGTTTAACAATGGAAATGCGTCAGCAGGTACAAGAATTAGAAAAGCAATGCAAGATGTAAAAGGCCAAGCACAAGATCTAAGAAAAGATGTGCAAGAAATAAAAAATAATAAATAATAATAATTAAAAAAGAGTAAAAGATGGCATTAGATTTAGAAGCAATCAGACGTAAGTTAAATAACTTACAAAGTACAACTGGAAGACAAAACAACCTTTGGAAACCAGAACCAGGTAAAAACCAAATTAGAATAGTACCTTACCAACACAACAAAGAAAATCCGTTTTTAGAAATGTATTTTCATTATGATTTAGGTAAAAGAAATTTCTTATCTCCAGTAACATACGGTGAACCAGATCCAGTTGATGAGTTTGCTCAACAATTAAGAAACACTGGAAAATCAGAAGATTATAAGTTAGCTAAAAACTTAACTCCTAAAATGAGAACTTACGTACCAGTTATTGTTAGAGGTCAAGAATCTGAAGGTGTTAAATTTTGGGGCTTTGGTAAACAAGTTTATACTGAACTATTAGGATTTATCGCAGATCCAGATTACGGTGATATCACAGATCTATCGGGAGGTAGAGACATTTCGGTGGAATATACTCCTGCTGAAAATGGTAACTTCCCTAAAACTGGAATCAGAGTTAAACCTAGTCAAGTAGCGGCAACAGAAGATAAAAATGTTGCTGACATGATTATGAACCAACAGAAAAACATTTACGATATCTTTAAGAAAGTTTCTTATGAAGAATTAAAAGGTAACTTAGAAGAATGGTTGAATGGCGGTGATTCACAAGAAGAAACAGCTGCAGTAACATCGACAGCTAAGGTAACTGAAACAGTTGCTAAAACTGATAATGTGGAAACGGCGTTCGATAATTTATTTAATTCGTAATAGAGACTAGCAATGGCAAGAAAAAAAGAAGAAGTAGAAATATCTACTGAACCAGAAGTAAAACACGACGATTTAATCAATGTGTTGGCACAATCTTTAAACAAGAAATTTAAGAAGGAAGGCAAAATAGCATACTTCTTAGATGGCGAAAGTGACTGCCCAACAGATTTAACTGAGTGGTTGTCTACTGGTTCTTCTTTGCTTGACTTGGCAATATCTAATAGGCCGAATGGGGGTATACCTGTTGGGCGTATTACGGAAATCACAGGAATGGAAGCTAGTGGCAAATCGCTGCTAGCTGCCCATATCCTAGCAGATACTCAGAAGAAGGGTGGTTTAGCAGTTTATATTGATACAGAAAATGCAATGAACGAAGATTTCCTTAAGGCGATCGGAATTGATGTATCAAAGATGTTATATATACAATTGGAAACAGTTGAAGATATATTCGATGTTATAGAAAATATTATATATAAGATTAAAGAATCGTCCAAAGACAAATTGGTCAGCATCGTAGTTGATTCGGTAGCAGCAGCAACAACGAAAGTTGAACAAGCAGCTGATTACGAAAAAGATGGTTGGGCAACTTCAAAGGCAATTATTTTATCTAAAGCAATGAGAAAAATAACTCAGTTAATTGGTAGAGAAAGAGTATGTTTAATCTTTACAAATCAACTAAGAGAAAAACTAGGTGTTATGTTTGGTGACAAATATACTACATCGGGTGGTAAAGCAATACAATTCCACGCGTCATGTAGACTTAGACTTAAAGCAGCAGGTCAAATCAAAGCTAAAATAAACGGTATCGAGCAAGTGATAGGTATTAAAACAAAAGCAAAAGTAGTAAAAAATAGAATGGGACCTCCTTTGAGAGAAGCAGAATTTCATATTCTATTTGAATCCGGCGTCGACGATTATGGTTCTTGGTTACAAGTACTCAAGGATTATAGTTTGATAGCGCAAGGAGGGTCTTGGTACACATGGACTTCAAGTGTTTCTGGGGAGGTTATTAAATTCCTATCCAAAGATTTTGAAAGCAAAGTGTTAGCAAACCCAAGTTATAAAGAAGAGATTTATAACCTGATTACAGATACATTAGTTATGTCTTATAAGACCGACAATATCGGTATCGATGATATCGAAGTTGGAATTGACGACGTACCAAATGGATAAGTAATCTGACTTGAGTGTGGTGGAATGATTTCGGTTTCCAAAAGAAGCCGAAGGATATGGTAGACACAATTCCTTTAAGTTAACGAGGAATCGATGGTAGGTGGATCCTAGCGGATTGCCCAGCTTTTAAAGATTACAAGAGCTGACATCTATGGGCTTGGAAGTGCTAGCCCAACGAAATGGTAATCAAAGCACTGAGGGTTCGAACCCCTCCACTCAAGCAATTTAGGCCCGGTCGTCTAGTGGTTAGGACGCATGGTTTTCATCCATGTAACCGGAGTTCGATTCTCCGTCGGGCTACAAATTAACATTAAAGAACTAAAACAATAGATATGGACAGAGAAAA